GTAGACGTCCGTGCTAAAAAAACGTCATAACTTAAATCTTTTTTGCGTATGTTGCAATTTCTACATGCCGCAACCAAGTTATCTAAATCATCGCTGCCACCTTTAACCTTTGGCACCACATGATCTACTTCATTAGCTACATCACCACAATAGCAACATGTATACGAATCACGCCTTAGTACTATCAATCGCTGCTTCTTCCATTGTGCTGTAGCCCTGTATGGTTTAGTGATAATGGTTTACCTCGAAGAATCGTAGCGCTTTACAAGCATTAGCATAACCCTGATTATCAACACCATACCGGTGTTTGATGTATTTAATGTGTAAATCAATCTGTTGAATAGGGTTAAGTCTTAACACCATTGCATTAGCCATCTGTCCTAATCCGTAATGTTTACCATTACGTGCTCTGTAATTCCATGATGACTCATGCTGTATCAATATGTTGTAACACTCCATCTGATCCCAATTACCTAAAGTATTAAATGCGTACAGCTTTAAGTTCATCTTGTGATATACGTATGCAGAAGAAGAATTAAGAGGGATAAATGAAATAGCCGTTATTAATGTCATTAAGACAATAGACCGGCTTAAACCTCGAAGTCTTGCGCGGCTGTCTTTCAGGCCGCGTTTGACTTTGAGGGTATCATACCTGTCAAATACCTTTGCATAACCGCAGGTCAGAGGCCATCTCGATAATTTAGGATAAGACATTCTAAACATTTCTGTCCTTTCAATTTCCATTTTCCACACTTGCATCGGACTACTTTTGCGTCCTCACGATCAAGATGGTCTATTTCATTGATAATACGGGCATTTTCACAGTTCTCACATACGACAAGCCATAGAATTTGCTCGTCGTAAAGGTAAGAATCTAGTAGTTTATGCGGTCTATTGTTAGTACACAGATTGCATTTAAATACTTTTACGGTATCCTTCACTTCTGTCATTTGTAATTCCTAATGTGACAGAAGCTACACATCCACATAACATCTTGGTCGATGTCAACACCTGCATCCGATCCGCGTACTACTACGGTCTTACCACCGAAGAAACTACGCGGTTGGTTGCATCCATCACAAATCTTGTAAGTGCCTTCAATTGGTAATTGGTCATCACCATAGATAACACCGATTTCACCGTTTCTAATCTCAACGTATCCCATAATCAACCCTCATGTTCTGCTAGATTATTTGGCATAAACCATTTACCAGACGCATCTAATCGCATCCAACGAGCTGTGCATTGATTGGCTTTACTTTTTTCTATACACACATATCCGCGGTACGCGCCGTTTTTCCCTTGTCCTTCTTTAAGCACCATAATTCCGTGATGACAATTAGGACGTTCGTCGACAGTCACAGCGCCCAAAGAAGTAGTTAAATACGCTAAATCTGTAATTGGTTCTGGCACAAGTTCTCGCCGGTCATCTGGTGCTTTTGTTGTATCCCAAACAATCTCAACTGCATCATTTGTGGCCACAATTTGCTTAGGTAAAGGCTTAGGTTCGTAATTCTTTACCTTACTCATTTCTTCTCTAGATGGCCGCTTTCCTTTAGCTGCGTAACCTGCATTTGCAAGCGCTCTGCCGATCGCAGAAGTTTCGCAATTCTCAAGCGCTGAAGTTGAATTAACACCTCTATCAGTAACTTTCTCCTCAGCGTATCCGGTCGTGAACGGTATGCTATCCAAGTAAGTTCGGTATAAATACGCTTTAACAATGAATCTATCATCTTGCATTGACTCCAATTCTGTCGATACTCTAAAGTCTGGAAAATCTAAAATAAACTTATCCAGTCGAACTTCTACAGTTTCATAATCATTCAAATTGAACATCTAATTCCTGCTTTCCTGTTGCATAGTCAATTTGTTCTTTAAGTGTCCAAGTAGAACCATCTGGCCATGCTTGGATTTCATTTGTACAATCTTGACAGTAAGAACGCGTCAAATGTGTACGTGACGGTGTTTCACTTTTAATTGTCCAGACTGCAGGTTTCTGTCCTTTCAAGTTAGATACGCCGTAGCGCACTTTGCAGTAATCGCACCAGACACCTTTTGCAGCTCTAGTAAGTGTCAAGGTCAGACCAATCTTTACTGGCGAGTTCTCCATAGAGGGATAAGTACGCACATGCGTCCAGTACGCTATCTTGATGCTGTTTAGTTTCGATAAGTCTTGCGACTTTAACGAGTGCCATAGCCATTGCGACATCGTGAGGTTCAATGCTTCGTTCAAAATATACTGACCATAACTGAGCGATTCGCAAGTGGTTGATTGCGGGATCGCCGTAAACAAATCCTCTGTCTTCAATTGTTTCGAGAGCATCAGTCAAAAATCCTCTCGCCGTCTTGCTTGCCTTGTTTGTAACCTTTCGCCCAACCATGTCGCACTCCCTCGTTATAGTAATAATCTTTAATCGCAATAATAGTTACGACTATTCCTAACATAATGCACAATCCCATAAGTGTGTTTAAAAAGAATTGTTTATCACTCATTGTCCGTCACTCCAAAGGTGTCTAGGAAATAGGCAGATAGAACCTCACGGCTTAGAAGTCCGCGTGTGGCTGATTTACCCATTTTTTCTTTAGCGAACTTACGAATGTAAGCTGCTTTAACGTAGTGCTTGCCGTCTGTATAAGCACCGCTTTTTCGGTCGTACGAAATTGCCATCAAGTTAACCCTTCTAATAGGCATTTCAATTACCTATTAGACACTTGTAAATGGCATTTGTCTACGACACGCCGTTACCCGAATCGTTTTCCTTCTACAATAAATGAACCATCACGCTCAACTGGTATTGCTACGGGAGTAACGCGGAACTTATCTATGTAAATTATTCCAAATCCTTTTTGCCAGTTCATTGTACCCTTTGTGTATAAGGCTTTACGCTCATCCATTAAATGACCTACTTCAAAGCCAGTCAGAACACCCGTTACAGAGCCACCAGAAGCCATTGTAAACGACGAAATCCCTTGTCTGTGAGTGTGTCCACATAATACGCTTTTTCCGTGCCTTCTAGAGGCATCTAAGGCCGTTAAACCACCATGCGGTTTTATGGCTTGTTCATCCCCATGAACCATTACCCAATCGGGATGAAATGCGTAAGGTTTGTGATGGTAAGTAATGCCTAATTCTGGCAAGCGTAAGAAGTTTTCTATTTCTAACTCAGGCGCTCCGATAAGGCCAGCACATCGAGTTTTTAAAGCTGTAAAGAGTCTGGAACTGTGGTTACTTCTGGATAAATGGGATACTTGTAATTCGTAGAGCACATTGACAGTAGCGTCACGATCGTTTCCAATTGTGCCTGACCATTCATCTTGACCGGTTGACCATCGAGAGATTGTCTGGAAGTCGATTTCATCCCCAACACAAAGGACATCATCGGGTTTCCACTTTTTAATAAATGCTGCAACGTTTCTAACTGCTTTGATGTCATGGAAAGGTACTTGTAAGTCGCTGATAACTACTATGCGCTTAATCGTCATCCAAATCGTCTAGTTCGTCGTCATCATCGAACGGGTCAAAGTTAGGAAAAAGCCAATTTGGGATTGGCGATTTATCTATGACGATTCCTAACGCGTAGGATTTAGAGAATCCTGCTACCAATAAAGCGTTATACATTTCATTGACGCTAACCGCCCAACATTCCAAAGCACTATACATTCCAGCATCTTTGACGATGACTGGCTTATTAACGACGCTTTGTTTTACTGGCTTTCTTTTTGGCGGCATTTGTAGTTCTCCTCTGAGATGATTTTACTACTGAATTCAAAATTAAGAGAATGTCGATTTGCGTGTCTTCAATTCTTTTAATTCTGTCTGCCAACGAACTCCCACCATTGGGAAGAAGCTCTTTCAGGTAAACGCGGACTAGCCAGCGCAATCCCATAAGAATCGCGGTCGCTGACGCTGCTACAGAAGCAGCCATCCCTGCATAGTCCGAAGCATTCATTATTCTTTAGAAATTCCGAATTCAGCATCATCTGGATTGATTGCACGTAGTAATGGTGCGAGAACTGCAATTAACGATGACATTAATAAATCTTTAATTTGCATGTCAGGCTTTGCAACATAAAGAGAAATACCTGCTACTGCCCAAGAACGAGCGTAAGATTGTAGAGCTTTAATCATTTTTGGATTCATTTGATTCCTTAATTGATTGTGAACATGACCATCATGGTCGGTGTTCCGGATGATGCGATTCCGTAAAGTGCTTCGTTATCGCCTAATTGCATTTGTAATTTATCGCCATTGTCTAATTTGTAACCCGTTGCTGTGGTTACGGCCGCATCTCCAACAAATATCGTTCCAGATGATGAATGAAGATAAACCATCTGATCGTGAGAATTAGCTGCTACTAATAAAGTTGCTGCAGTCGTTACTGTTTTTTGTGAGGTACTAGGCATCTGTGCCACCAATCATGGGTATATTAAAGAATGCTGAATTTGCGTCTTCTGTCTTAGCAAAAGAAATATGTATGTGATGGTCGTGTTTGTTAATACCGGTGTACTTGCGCCATTTCCAAAATAACTTTGGTGACGCAATCATTCCCTTGTGGATAATGTATGTTATTCGTTTATCTCGCTTAGCAAATAATCGTAACTGATCCGATAAATAGCTTGATGTTTCTTTGGATTTATTGAGATTAGCATCAATGTCGATGGCACGTACCCAGCCAGTAATAGCATCAGGGTTATGGTCGGAAGGCCTGACCGCATGACGCGCATCACCGAGCCATCCGTCAGAATGTCTATCTCTATCGGGAAACGAGTCATCTATCTGCTCTCGTAATTGAACAGCAGCTTTAGACAGTTTAGGGCTTACTGTCATTATATTGACCACCATTCATTTTTAATTGGTTGACCTCTTTGCTTCCATCTTAAATCTCTAAGCATTTTATTTTGTTCAGCCCAGTCAATATCTGTGTTATCCTGCTCAGGCTCCGATGATTGCTCTGACTTCATCTTCAGTTAATCCTAGCGCGGCGAGTTTTGCCTGTGCTGATTGCTTAGCGGCTAATTTGTCGGCTTTCTTTTGTGCGTTAATTTCGCACGATTCTTGAATCGCTTTGAAATCTGCGTATTCGGCGGAAGTATATTCTCGCGAATAAGTCTCGCCAGTTTCAACATTTACGCCATTAATATATTGTTTTGTCATTTTAGTTTACTCCATATATCTCTACGGTTCCACCGCTCCACACGCCAGCAGAATAGTTTTGGTCGAATGATAAAAATGAAATTGTGGTAATTGCCGAAGTATTTTTCCAAGCAACCGAACCAATTTGCGTCGCCCAGTTTGTGTCGTCTGCAAGATAAGCAGCATTTCCAAAAGCCACTTTACGAGTAGTTGCGTTGGCATAATTTGGAATTGTAATCATTGCAAAATTATCATCAGTGCTTGCATACATATTATTAAACATAGAACCAAAAGTTCCCCGATAGGCTTCACCATAAGCGGCGGTGCTAGTGCTTGCCACTAGATTTGCCGACTGATAAGCATCTGCCGTTGAATCTGAATTGAATCTAACGCTTAAACCAAAATAATTGCTTGCCTTAAAATCTTTAAGATAAATAACCAATTGATTGTAAGAGCCAGATAGTGAAGAAGTAGTGTAAGTGTTTGAAGTACCGAGAGAAGTTGGCGCAAGAATTTGCGTCATTCCGCCGCCGCTTGCTGGCGTTGCCCACGATGGCACACCGCTTGCGACAGTAAGCACCTGAGCAGATGAGCCAATGCCGAGACGGGTTAATGCGCCAGAACCCGTGCCATAAAGTAAATCGCCGTTGGTTGTTGCCGTGCTAATTGTTGGCGTAGTTAACGCTGGCGAAGTTAAAGTTTTGTTTGTAAGAGTGTCAGTAGTTGCGCGACCTACTAAAGTGTCGGTAGCGTCTGGAATTGTGATTGTTTTAGCAGTAGTAAAATTAGTCGCTATCGTTCCAGTTATTGCGGTCGTACCGCCTACATCAAATTTAACCGCTTTAGTCGCGTCAGTTACATCTACGATTGTGGTTGTTGAATCTGATAATTTTTTATTTGTTAAAGTTTGAGCAGTAGTTAAATCAGCGGTTACGGCTGTGTCGATTGTTAATGTTGCCGCGCCGCTTGTTGCCCCACCGCTTAATCCGTTTCCGGCTACCACAGAAGTTATATCACCTGAATTGGCAATCGAAACCCACGCGCTTCCATTATAGACGTAAACCGTGTCATCTGATTGCAGATAACTAACCATTCCTTCTGCTACTACACCGGATAATGCCGTGGTACGAGCTGACGAATCAGCAAAAACCATTACTGTTTGTTGCTGTAAATACGTGTTTACTTGCGCCGCTGTAAGAACGTCACCTGTAGCGAATAAGCGATACCCTGCACCTGCCATTTGTTTCTCCCTTAATAGCTCAGAACGTTAGTTCCAAGTATACCCTGTGATGTCGAATCTAATAGGAAACCTTTGACTAAAGGTTCGCCCGTGTAAATCGTTGCCATAAAACTATTTTTATTGCCGTCAAAGCCGATTCCCTGTACCAAGACATCCCTTGTAATTTCTGTAGATCCCGAAAGAGTTTTTTTAACCTGCAAATAATCCAGCAGTTCAAGTGATAATCCTGCTTCAATTAATCCAACGCTGGATGTATCTAAAAGGTTGAGCCGCATGGACTCAACACGCAACTCTGTTTCCTTTCGGGAAGCCAATAACATTTTTGCTTGATTTAGAGCTTCTGTGTCAGTCTGGACAAGGATGCCAGTTCGCACTCCACTATGGATAAAGTATTTGTCAATAGAAGTCTGGTCATAGACGTTTTGAGCAGTTCCACCGGCACGGGTTACCGTCACGTCATTGACCAAAATAGTGTCGTCTTGCGCTGTAGTCACATTGGCGTATGGAATCCCTAGACCATCATCCGAAAAGTAATAAGGTGTGGTGTCGTAAAATTCTTCTACGGCGGTTCGAGATAAGAATGTCGCATCGCCATTGGCGGCTATGTAGAAACCACCAAGTTCGGATTGCTCTACAAGCTGTAAGCATTGCAGAAGATTACGATTAGGAGTTGCAGGATCTGCTTGAAGCCTAGAATCGCCTGTGTCGACCGCACGCAGGGCAGAAGGCCAGTCTGCATAATCTAAGAGGGCATTGATTCTAGCGCCGCTGTATTGACCTGCAGGGGTTCCTGTGACGGTATCTACGGCTACGCCATTGAGCAATTTGAAGCCGTCTACGCATTTAAGGGTTACTTGGTAGACTTCATCAATACCTTGTGCAAAACTGGAAATGTAATCGGTTATGAATCCTGAGAATAAATAATATCTAATGCCTTTGTAATCACACCAGATTTGAATCTTTCTTAACGGTATTAATTTGCCATAATAGGGAGAAGCCGTGTTACTTGCGTTCCAATCCCCATTGTAATCTGCAAGTGTGACAGAAGCCGTACCAGCTTCAAATTGAGAAAGAATGCGGCTACGGCCACGCCTTGTTGAAATGCTTAAAAGTATGTCAGATATATCAACCCACGCGTTAGCATCGGCTAACTGGCCTGTTCCTAATTTACCTTTGGTTGCATCGTCGAGAGTGAAGGCTGTGGAAATAAATCCAGCACCATTGCTGAAATCGATATTTGCACCGATTATCGGTTGAGCCATTAGATTGCTATCTGGTCAAATGTTATTTGGCCGCCGCGTGCTTGATTGTTTAGAATGCTATTAGTGATGGCAGTCGATAAATCTTGCTGAGTCGCGACTGAACCAGCCACATTAACAGTTACATTCACATCACCGCGCTCACCTGCTCTAAAATTTTGATATTCAACAATGGATTGTGCAGCTTCTTTAATCGCAGTAATTGTGTCCGTAAAATCACGTTCCGAACCTGTAAATAAAGGTTTGCCTAATACCGGTTCCAAAACTGGAATTAATGGGGTCAAATCTGCTGGTTTAAGTTTATCTATCTTATCTGTTAATGTTGAAGTTGGTGTAGGTGTAGGTGTTGGTGTAGGTGTAGGTGTTGGAGTTGGTGTAGCTGTTGGAGTTTTGACTATATTTCTTCCGTCTGGTGTGAGTACGATTCCACGTTGACCTAATAAATCTGAAACACTAATGTTTAATTTTAGGTCATTAACAAGTGAAGAAATATCACGAATAATTTTAGGCCAGTCAGCAAATGGATCATCAGCTTTAGGAAGTGTAGATAAAATTAAAGATAATTCACGAATTTTAACGTCGTTATTATCTATGAGAATTTGCAAAGCATTCGCTTTAACCAAATTTTCATCAAGCAAGGCTTTTTTCATTTCAAGTCTTAAACGGTCTTGTTCTGTAATTTTGCCTTGCAATGCAGCTTCTATCTGGATTCTATCCATTTCAAAAATTTGTTGAGCTTTTGAAAGTGCTGCCGTTGTTTGCGCTGATTTCTTTTTTGCTGCCGCAATTTTGGCTTCGGCTGCTAAGGTGTCTTTTAATCGTTTAGCATCTGCAGCTTTTTGTACCTGTGCTTGACGTTGCTGATTGTATGATAAAGCGCCAGTTACAGAACTTGCTGCACCTTGCGCAGCTTTATCCATTTTCATTAATTGTTCTGTGGCTAGACCAATTGCTGCAAGCAATACGCCACCGGCGGTTACGCCTAAGAAAGGATTTAAAGCAAATTTGGTTGCTATTGCCGTTCCTATTGCAGTAGCACGTAATACTTTCATGACCTTTATCACGCTTGTCATTGCGCTTATAACACCTGCAGCAAATAACATAGCTTTATCCAAAGCATAAATAGCGGCCAAAGCAATTGCCGTGCTTTTGATAATCTCAAAATTGTCTTTGAATGCTTTGCCTAATGTAGCAATGGCAGTTCCGGCATTCTTACCAAAATCTTCAATTTTCTTTTGCAGTTCTTTTATATTTGCGCTGCTTGTAGCAGTCATCAAACCATCAACTAAACCTTTGCCAATTGCTTTCTTTGCACCATCCACGGCTACTGAAATGCGATCTAATTTACCTGAAAATGTTTCTGCATTCTTAGAAGCTGAACCGCCGTATAGTTTTGTCAATTCATCTGTCATGGCATTTAAATCGCCACTTGCCAGAGTAGTGTTGGTTAAACCAAGTTTGAGTTTTTTTAATGCTCCAACATTACCCATGTAGGCTTGTCCAAGGGCAGAAGCAACAGTTCCTAAATCATAAGTAGTGCCTTTAGAAATATCTTCGGCTAAAGTTAAAGCTGCACGTGCAGCACCAACGTCTTTTAATGCTAAATAAAGACTAGAGAATGCACCGCGAAGATCGCCAGTTTCACCGGTTAAAAGTGAGAAGTCATGCAAGAATTTTTCTACGCCTATGCTTTCAAAGCCTTTACCAGTATTTGTCAATACGCTGGAAAGTCTAAGAGCTGCTTTTTCTTCTGCAGCAAAAGCCTTAATTGCAGATGAAGCAAATCGCTCAATTGCTACGACTGAAAGAGCACCTGTCAATTTCTTGCCTAATGAACCAAAGGCTTTTTCGGCTTTCTTAATTCCAGAGTCATTTAAGGTAGTAACAATTGGAATGTTAATTGTCATGCGACTCTCCTAAGTTGGCCTTCATACTTGCCATTCCAAGCCAAAGAAGCCTTGTTAATGGCTTTTATAACGCCATTGAGCGCTTTACCGTGATTGTCCGCATAAGCAGCCCACATAATTCGGCCGCGTGTATCTTGACCAGTTCCAGCTTGTTTTATCGTTCCAATACCCTTAGCGCGGCTAACGAAGAATTTACCAGATTTTGAAATGCCGTCTGTTTTGGTTCCTACAGTTTCAAGAATTGAACCTGCTGCAGATTTGTTAAGTAACGAATAAAGAGCAGAATAACCTTTAAAGTTTTTTCTTGTTTTACCTAGGGAATAAGTTAATCCACGGCGAATAACCACAGCATTGTAAAGAGGAAATGGCCGTTCTTTCTTTCTAGCCTTGACCACTTGTCCGTGATCCGCAAAATTGTAAAGATTTCCTACGACTTCGTTTTGAATCTTTGATCGCGCGTCAGCGACCACTTCACCAAGAGCCACTTTGATTTCGGCATTCATTTCGCGAAATAGAGCAGGTGCGAACTTTCTTAAATCTCGTTTAAGTTGTTCAACGCCTTCTACTACTACGGGCATTTTGTTTAGCCTCTTTCGCGTCTTGTCTGAATACTTCTAAGATGGCTCTAAACATTTGTTCGTCCATCTCCAACCAATGCTTAGGCGGAATACCTGTCCTCACTACTAACTGAGCGATAAGGTAGGTGACACTATCCCGCGTCAGCCATTTGGGGAACTATCCTCGACAACCTCGACGCTAGCCAAAGTCGACAAGAATTCTTCCCCAAATGGTTTAACGGTTTCGCCGCTACGACGGATACATTCCCAAGCTAACCAATAGACATCTGATTGACGCTCATATTCGCGGAAAATCTTATGAAAACCGCCTTTAGCGTGTAATTCAAATGCGTATTCAATCGCTGGTGTAATGACATGGTTTGTCACTTCACCGGTAGCCCGAGTGATTTTTAAGCTAGCCATTTAATACTCCTTTAGAATGCTGTAGTGCTTGAAGGTGTTATTGCGCTATTGGCTTGGAAAGTAATGTCAATGGTTGACATTTCTGACGGCGTAGCGTTTATGTCTGTTAAATCATTTACCAAGATTGTACCAGCATACGAATTATTTGTTGCTGAAACTGCTGTGCCTTTTTCTTGAATCATTGAAATTGCAACAGTAGTGCCAAAAGCAGCTTGAAGTGTTTGAAGAACGCTTCCTGTTGCTGTGTCATTATAGAAGCTAACAGTAACGGTGTCGTTTCGAAGTCCAGCCACATATTTATGGGCAGTATCTCCAAGTGCAGAAACATCCAAACTGTCGAATGATCTTGTTAATGTAATTGAACTCACGTGGTCACTAAGATCGACAGTCGCAATCTTTAGACCAGCCTTATTGCCTAGGAAAATAGCCATTGCGGTTATTCCTCGTCTTTCTTCTTAGCGGATGGGTTGGTTTTTTCATCTGACTTTACTTGACCGATTTTAATCAAGAAAGCCAATTCCTCTGGTGTAAATTCGGCCATGTTTAGCTCCAAGTTGTTAGAATAGATAGGGATACTTCACCGGATAGCAATTCACCAACGCTACCCTGTAAAACTGCTGGCGCACTAAATGAGCCAATGTTATAGACAAGACTAGAAGCTGCAAGTTTTGTCATTATTGCAACATAAAAATCTTCAATGTTAATAAGATTGCCTTGGTTGTCAAACATAGGCGCAAGGACAATCAATTTAAAATTGGCCATAGGTGCGATTGTTATGTGTTGATTATTTGATGGAACCAAATAAGGATCATCACATTGCACAATTATAGAATTGGCAAGCGGACTGGCAGGTGGAAATGAAAACACCTGCCAGAGCGCATTATCAGTCAGCGCCGAAGCAATAGTACTTCGGAGAGTAGTGACGGCTACTGTCATCCGACCATTCCCGTCGGAGCTAAGTGATCCGCAATTAATCCGCGAACACGGGATAACAATGAGTTACCCATACGATATGGAGAAGGTTGGAAGTCCGGAGAAATGCCACCTGTAGAACTTAACTGTCTTGCTTGCCAAATGTCAACAGCAATCATAAGAGTTGCTTCGCGTACTTCTGGTTGAGTCGCATAATCGACGCCTGTAGTAGTACCCGTTGCAGTACCGTAAGGTCTAACTAAAAAAATTATTTGGTCACTTGCTGTTTTCGCGAATGAGAAAGAAACGTCATCTTGCGCGGTTATTGTGAAAGTGCCATTAAAAGTGCTGCCGCAATTCGTCAATGTAACCTGCTGGCCAATTCTAAATAAAGGTGTTGCATAGGTATAAATCGTCGCCACGTTACTTGACAACGCTGTTCCAGTAATAGCCTGATTGTTAAACCATAATTTGCTTTTAATAATGTTTTCTGCTGCTTGACAGACTTCTTCAACTACCGAATCGGAATACAGGCTTTGAATTCCCAATGCCGATCGTAATTCAGCTTTGGTGCAATACGTTGCGGCCATCTTATCCCTTTCTGTCTTTGGGTCACTAGGGATCGGGCTACCGAATCCCTAGTGACTATTAAAGAGCTTTAACTAAGCAGATTTTGTGAAACGACGGATACCAGCGCCAATTTTGGTGGCAATTGCATAGTAACCGTAAAGTGCGATTTCAACTTCGCCTGTAGTTACAGCTTGAACTTGAATCTGAGTAGTTGGTGATTCGTACCAAGTAACTGCAGATGGAACAACGATTACGGCAGAATCAGTCGCCACAGTCGAAACTGAGAAGAATGGGTCTACTGCAAGATTTAATCCAAGAACGTTACCGTTCAAAGAAGAAACTGCAGAAGAGCCAGAATTGTTATTTGGATTGGAAGCATTGTAAAGAGCGCGACCAGTTGAATCAGCATAACCAAGGATTGCGCCCCATTGAGCTGTGTTAGCAATAAGATTTTGTGCTACTTCACCAGTTGCCAAGAAAGCGGCTGCTGATTCAGTTGCAACGAATGATTGTAATCCTGCTGCTGTTGCTGCTACTGCTGTTCCTGCTGTACCACCAGAAATTAATGCTGTTAGAAGTGCAGTATCAGTTGCTTTAGCGTAAGCCTTTTGCATTTGTGAAAGAAGTTCAGCAAAAAACGCAGGAGATGACCTGTCGAGAAGCTCGTAAGATATACGGTTGAGTCCACTTGCTTTTTTAACATCGACTGTAATATAAGTTGAGGTCATACCAGTTTCAGATGGTGCAACACCTTCTGCAATTGTCGCGACAGTAGGCGCCACGCTCAATTTAGGAATTGTGAAACTCATTCCGGAACTTGGAAGAACTCCACGGCTTACTGAATCAATTGCTGGACGAATTCCAACAGTTGAAGAAATAAATTCATTCATGTGTGGTGCCAAAGTCAGGCCTGTATTTGTAGTGGTGTCATCATCTGCAGCCATTACGTATTGACGAGAATCTTCGTTACCGAAAGATGCGCGTAGTGAGTGCTCTAAATATGTAGCACCATTGATGATTGGTGAACGTGGCTTTGTGTAAGCCATTGCTGTAACAGTAGGACGAGAGGCTTCTACCGCAGGGGTTTCTACCTCAGTTACTACGGCTACGGTGTCGGGAGTATTTTCCACGACTGCCTCGCTTTCTGTTTGGGTTGGTGTTTCGGCTTCTTCTTCAGATGCCGCTACGGACAAGACTTCGGCCGATTTAAAGGCCGCGGCTTGAACAAGACTGGTTTCCATTAATGATGCTTTTGTTACACGAAGTACGTCACCATCGCGTTTTGATTTAATTACTTCTACACCGACGGAAAGACCGGAACGAAGTCCGTCTGCAGCTTCGACAAGTGCATCGCTCCCGCGTGTAGTATTTGAAACTTTAAAAGAAGCATAAATGCCATCTTCTGTTTCGCTAAAAGAAATTCCTTTGCCAATTGGCTTTTTGCTATCGTGTTCTAATAATAATTTAATTTTATTAGCGTCACCGATTTCGATTGATCCTTTTTCGAATACAACAGCGCCGGCCGAAGTATTACCAATTTCTCCCGAGAAAGGAACAATTTTCCCTGAGATGGTTCGTGTTGCTTGATTGCATTCAATATCACTACTAAAGGTTAGAATCATTGTTACTCCCGTTTGGTGTAAGGTCTTCCATTTCCATAGCTTGATTAACATCAATCAAACCAAGGTTTAACATTTTTTCTATTACATTTAAACGTTGCATTGCATCAGCGCGTAAGAATGTAGAATCTAAATCAAATTTAACGTAGTTCCCTCGCGCCGTAATGTCATCCATTGAAAGTCGGTCTTCTATTGCAGCGATGAATGGCGCGAGAGAAAGGGATACGAACTGACGTCTTTCGTCTTGCACGTTAGCATACGTCATAGAGTTGTTCATGTCTGCAGAAATATAATAAGCCGGAATATTGCACACGCGTGCTATTTGAGTGCAAAGCATTTGTGCGCTGTCATTATAGGTCATGTCCTTCGGAGTGAATGCCGTTGGAGAATATTCCAAATTTGCGGAAAGATAAGCTGTAGATCGATTTAATCGTGCTTGCTTCCAAGCTGCAAGAATTCCTTGAACTTCACTTTCGGACATGTCCGCGCCATTATTTCGAAGCACTCCCGACGGCATTGGCGTACTTGTTGCAATTTGTGTAGCGCGTTCTAAATCGATTGCGGCTTTAATAGTGCGAGCACCGCGAGATAAAATACCTTCGTCTAATCCTTGGAAGGTGATTAATGAATTTAATCCGTCCATGGGTACGGGATTTCCGTCTACTGTGTAACCCTCGACGAATGTGGAACTTCTGTCTAAAGATTGTGAAACTCTATGATTCGCAATCCATTCAAAACGGGCAGGTCTTCCGTCATCAAAATAAGTTTCGCGAACCTGCCAGAAGGCCACGCCATACATGAGAAGCGCATCAACCGTCGCCGCCAGAGTAACAGAACGGGGTTGAGAAATTGAAGGCTGTTCTAACCAAACTGGTGAGCCTAATTCTTCGCCAGTAGATTTTTTGTAAAGGTTTAACGGCATGGTTGCAATAACGCCAGTTATTAAATTTCGGCATCGAGCAACGGCTGGAACGCTCATTGCTTCAGAACGAGTAACAGAAGTTAAAGTGAAAGGATTGTAATAACTAAAACCATCGCCCATAACTTGTGGCTTATATTGAGCTTCAACAATGGATTTCTTGTCAGGTCGCAAGAAAGAAAGAAATGCCACATACAGATTATATCAGACAATTACGACAATTAAGGCATTTAAGGCGTGTCGAACATAATCATTGGTTTACTTTGCGGTTTGAGAAGTTGATGATTAACCATCGCTAATGCAATAGCGGCAGATACATCGCCAGCGGATTTTCGGCGTATAATGCGCCATCCTGCATCGTTTGTCTTAGCTGCACAATTGTTCATACTTGCCACAAGTGCTTCCGAGCCATTATGAACAATTCGACCGGATACCACAGAATCTAATAATTGACCACAAGCCTGATAAAACACCTGACCTGACATGTCTTCGCACTTTTGATTGCTTTGGGTAAGTCTTTCAGCAATTGACATAGTAGCGTACTTATCATAAGCAATTAATTTTGGTTTGTATTGTAAAGCCCATTTATGTATTTCAGCCGCCATTTTTAAATCGTCAATAGCGACGTTAGATTCGAATTGGGCAACTACACCGACTGCAATCTTTCCATCTTCTGTTAATTGACCAGCGACAAGGCTTCCATTACGTCTTGACGGAGAAACGTCCATTGCGAAGATTGTAGGCAGTCCAGCCACAATTTTAAGGTCTTGTACTGCCAATTCTTCAAACGCCATGTAAGGCCATGGAGAGGATAGAGCCGAAACCCATTGGCATAATGTTTCTGTTCTTGTAGCTTCTACGCTAGATGTGGCGATGGCTTCCGCAATAGCTTCTTCGTCAACCAAGATGTTCATTGACGGGTTAGCCATAGCCCAAGCCTTACGATCATCGAGTTTACAAAATTCTGGCGCGCTATATTCCCAGTAACCAAATGTTGCAGGTGGATACGATAAAGCTTTTTCCCTTAAATCATTAAGCACGGTACTAAACGCATCACCCGCATTGCTCGTCAGTAGAATTTGTGAATTATGACGCGCACGAACAATTGGCCGTGCCGCCGTCCAACATGCTTCATCAATTTCACGAAGTTCGTCTATGTATAGCAAATCAGCAGTCTTGCCTCGTGCACCATCACGAGTCGCTGCCACGATCTCGTAACGGTTGCCATTTAACAGGGTTACTGATTCTTGTCCATTGGCATAACGGATTTGTGCCACTTGCGCTTTGAGGAAGTCATGGCTTTCGATTACATCGACCACTTGCCGAAAGGTATCAATCGCCATGCCGCGATTTGAAGACATGGCCACAATGGATTTCTCATCGCCATAGAACAGACCCCAAAGAATGCGCATACGTGCTAAATGGGTCTTTCCAGCTTGGCGCGCTACTAATAGCAAATTTGTCTTTCTCCGGTATTCATTTTTGGCGTTTATCGTCATCATGTCATTCAAAACGTACTTTTGCCATGGAAGTAGGGGCATACCAATTTTTTCTGCAAGTTCCGCAATCTCAGCGCCCCTCGATGCGCCTTTGAGCGGGGCATTCTGCAGACGTGGCTTGGTAGCCCCTACAAGCTTCTTTTTAACCGCCATGTCAATTAGCCCTCATTGAGTTCGTTATCAATCTGAATTGAAAAAGGCGAATCTGGTTCAATCTTGACCGTAGTTATGTCCGATTTGGACTGTTTTGTACCGATTGGAGAGAGGGAGTCTTGAAAGACAGGGGGGGTAGCCGTTACCTCTAAAAAAACTCTCATAGGGTTTCCCCTATTAAGAATTACTTTCTAGAGATTTATCTTTTGAATGCACGAAGAGAACTTTCCGTACCCTTGCA